CCTTCCGCGGCCGGCCGAGTATTCGATGGTCGCGGCATATGAATCGGTTATTCGTGGATGTCAATTGGCAAACGCAATTCGAGCCGGGAATGTGGATTGTGATGGAGGCGACACGCACCATTGACCCCGATACCTTTACGGATGTTTGGAGCGACCGTTGGTTACAACGATTTGCGGTTGCGCTCATCAAACGTCAGTGGGGGATGAACCTGAGTAAATATGGCGGCATCGCGTTACCTGGCGGTGTCACATTAGATGGAAGAGCGATTCTCTCCGAGGCCAATCAGGAGATCAAAGACCTAGAACTAGAAGTGCAGGAGACTTATCAAGAACCTGTCTCGTTTATTGTGGGTTGATTATGGCCGTCAATCGCTACTTCAACCAGACAGCGTTTGCGTCGGAACAGGACCTTGTACAGGACTTGATCGACGAGAGCATTCAAATCTACGGGCACGATGTCCATTATATTCCTCGTGATGCGGCGAATATGGATACGTTCCTTGGTGAAGACCCGATGGCGGCCTTCACGACGACCTACCCCATCGAGATGTATCTCAAGACGTTGGAATCCTTTCAAGGGCAATCCGAGTTCATCAGCAAGTTCGGATTACACATCGAAGACCAAGCAACCTTCCTCGTTTCGACACGGCGCTTCGACAGTGCGGTCGTAGATGCGGTTGACGCCGCACTGACAGTGATCTCACGTCCGCGAGAAGCAGACCTTATCTATATTGAGATGAACGAGGACCATCGATATTTGTTTGAGATCAAATTCGTAGAAGACAAGGAACATCTCTTTCAGTTAGGAAAACTCTATACCTACGAGCTACGTTGCGAACTGATGAACTTCACGAACGAGAAGGTCAATACGAATGTGGATGACATCGACGCGGTTGCGCAGCGTGAAGCCTATACCATCAACATCACGATGGACGCGGGCGGCACCGGCACGTATATCGTAGGCGAATCTGTGTATCAAGGGAACACCACATTGGCCGCAGCGACTGTGTCCGCAGAGGTGTATGAGTGGACCGCATCGACGCGGGTGCTTGGAATACAACGTGTAGTAGGCGCTTTCGCAGGCAGCACAGTGGTCAAAGGGGATACCAGCGCCGCACAATGGACCACAGTGACGGCCGCAGCCGAGACAGCACCAACCATTCACGACCCACTCTCGGATAATGAATTCCTACAAGGGAATCCCTTGAGTGTGGTGAAGTCTCGTGGCACGCATATGTTAGAAGACTAATGGATACGCATTTCAAACATCTCTTGTTGCGGCGCTATCTCCTGTCATTTGGATCGTTGTTTGACAACATCACATTGACACGGGAAGATACCGCTGGCGATGAAGTCTATCGACAGATCGTGCCGATAGAGTATGGGCCAAAGGAACGCTGGCTCACACGATTCACGCAAGACCCCGACCTCCTACGTGGTGTCGGGCAGGTCGTCCCGCGTCTCTCCTACGAGATGTCTGGGATATCCTACGACCCCACCCGCAAACTCAACACTCTGAGGAAACTAACCTACGCTGCGGCATCACCAGATGATCGTGCGCGTCTATATGTCGGGACACCGTATACTCTGACCGTCGGTCTGTCCATCCTTTCGAAACTGCAACAGGACGGCATGCAGATCGTGGAACAGATTCTGCCCTACTTCACGCCAAATTATACGATTGCGATGGAACCGCTGGCGAACTATCCCCAGTTGGTGGATGTTGTGCCTGTTATCCTACAAAGCGTATCCCAGACGGATAACTACGAGGGCAGTTTTGAGACACGTCGTATCATTGTGTGGGATTTAGAATTCTCAATGAAGGTATATTTTTACGGGCCGGTCAAAGATAAAACCCGTATTAAAAAAGTCATTGTCGATCTGTATAATTCAAGTAGCGACGACCTAGCTGCGCCGCCGGCAGATGCATCACCACAGGTTGCGATTACCGTGGTGCCGTCGGTGTCGGTGTCTGCCTCCGCCAGTCCGTCATCTGAAGAGTCATCTGTGATTAGTGCCAGAGAGGCAGCAGTCACCACGACTATCCTAGACTTTGGGAAGTTTGCGCCCTCGACATCGCCATCAGCGTCGTATAGTCCGTCAGCGTCACGTAGCCCGTCAGCATCACGTAGTCCGTCGGCATCGATTAGCCCATCGAGTTCCGTATCAGTATCCATCAGTCCGTCGGCATCCGTTAGCCCGTCATCGTCGATTAGCCCGTCAGCATCACGTAGCCCATCGAGTTCCGCATCGGCATCAGTCAGTCCGTCAGCGTCGACTAGCCCGTCAGCGTCCATTAGCCCGTCAGCGTCTGCGTCACTTAGCCCGTCGGCATCCATTAGCCCGTCAGCGTCACGTAGCCCGTCGGCATCGATTAGCCCGTCAACGTCGGTGTCGCCGTCGATTAGCCCGTCAACGTCGCGTAGCCCGAGTGCGTCGACATCCATTAGCCCGTCAGCGTCACGTAGCCCGTCGACGTCTATATCAGCATCGCTCAGTCCGTCGACATCACGGAGCCCGTCAGCGTCACGGAGCCCGTCCGCGTCACGGAGCCCGTCGACCTCCGTGTCGGCATCCGTCAGTCCGTCGGCATCGATTAGCCCGTCAGCGTCACGTAGCCCGTCATCGTCCATCAGTCCGTCGGCATCAGCCAGTCCGTCGGCTTCAGCCAGCCCATCATCCTAAATGCAACGCGGACAAATAATACAGAAACAGGAGTTGAACAAACTTCTCGATCTCGATCCCACACTGACAACCGAGGAAGAGACGACAGCCCTTCAACGCACTGCGCCGCCCGGCAAACTTGTGTCGGCGACAGCGGAGGATGCGTTTGAAGAAGACTTCGGCTATGCGCGGTCGGTCGTGCGAGAGAGTATCGATCAGGCCCGCGACGCCGCAGTCACCGCAATCGAACTGGCACAATCCGGCGACAGTGCGCGGGCCTATGAGGTCGTCGCGGGAATGTTGACTGCTATCGTCAATGCGAATAAAGAACTATTGGCACTCCATAAAACCAAAGAGGACACGCGCAAGTCCCGTGAGGGTGGCGCATCGACTTCTGGTGTAACAATCGAAAAGGCGGTATTTGTGGGGCGCGCCTCCGACCTGTTGCGTGAACTCCGCACGTTGTCGAAAGATAAACCGAAGGTCATAGATATTAGTGAAGAATAAATGCCCAAGAATTCCTTCAAGTCCGACGCGGGCTATAACGGCAATCCCAATCTTCCGCTCCCCAATGCCGAAGTCTCGCTCACTGACAAAGAACTTAAAGAGTATGTCAAGTGTGCGGAGGATGTCTATTACTTCATCAACAGCTTTGTGAAGATTGTCCACGTCGATCACGGCATCGTGCCGTTTGCGATGTGGCCCTTCCAGCGAGAGATTATCAAAGCGTTTGAGGACAACCGCTTCGTCATCTGTAAACTCTCGCGTCAGTCCGGCAAGTCGACCGTTGTTGTCTGTGGTTACTTCCTCTGGTATATTCTCTTTCGCCCCGACGTCAGCGTCGGTATTCTCGCGAACAAAGAGTCCACCGCCATCGAACTGCTACGTCGGCTGAAGCAGTCCTACGAACTCCTGCCGAACTTTCTGAAGCAGGGAATTATCAAGTGGGACCAGAAGCTCATCATGCTGGCGAACAACTCCCGCGTTCGTGCGGAGAGTACGAGTGCCAGCGCGATTCGAGGCGACACCTTTAATATTCTGTTCCTCGATGAGTTTGCGTTTGTGCCAGAGAATATCGCTGGCGACTTTATGACGTCGGTGTTCCCCACAATATCATCGGGTAAAACCACCAAGCTATTCATCGTCAGCACACCAAACGGATACAACCTCTTCTATAAGATATGGAACGACGCAGAAGAGAAACGCAACTCTTATTTTCCCATCGGTTTCACCTGGCGAGATGTGCCTGGGCGCGACGAAGAATGGGCCGATGAGATGCGGAGGAACCTTGGCAGCGAACAGGCCTGGGAACAGGAATTTGAGTCGGTGGTCTATAACACGGATGTGACCGTGCGGAACAAAGTAACGCAGGTGGTAGAGACGATACCCATTGGGGTGTTGTATGACCGTCTATTTTCAGATACTCCGCTGCCAGGCTACTGAACTTTGACTGTAACTAAATAGGCTGGTATGGAATACTATGTCTATAGGCTACTGCGGACAAGTGACGGTAAACAATACATTGGCACGACAGATCAAAATAACTTTTTTGGTCGTATGGCGTGCCATCGTCGCTCCGCACGATACCGAGGAACCTCTTTCTCCATTGAAATATTACTCACCGGCCCAACGACCGACGTTCTGGTTCAGGAAGGTGCGTTTATCGAGAAATACGATACGCTACACCCCAACGGATTAAACCTAACTAAAAGTGGCAAAGGTTGTGGGCATAATTCTCCCGAATTCACCACACGAGGATATAAATTTTCGGCGGCATCCCGTAAGAAGATGAGCGACTCGGCGAAAGAAAGGTGTCGGCGATCGCCTCGGGTGGGGTGGCACCACTCGTCGAGTTACAGAGCGCGAATGAGTGAGATGCGGAAAGGCAAACCGGCACTACACAAGCGAAAGCTCACAGAAGAACAAGAAGCCACATTACGTGAGTTGTATTTGAGTAAGCCTGCGCTTGCGGATGTCGGCGTGCCCCACATAAGCAATGGTATTGTGCTGACATACGACCGCGCGTTTGTTCTGCGGTATGCCAAAGTTTTTGGCCTTACGCCAAACGGACTACGAGGAATTCTTCACCGTGTTTGTCCCTAATACCAAATACGATATCCTGACACCAGACGGATTTCGGAATTTCCGCGGTCTCCATTTTATCGAACGCGAGACCGTACGGATATTTTCTGGTGGTGTGTGCGCGTTAGAGGGGAGCGCACATCATCGTGTGCTAACGTCAACAGGATATGTCACCCTTGACAATATCGAGGTCGGCGCGAGTATCATTGGAAAGACCGGATCACATCTCATTGAACATAAAGAACTCGGCCGTGCACAACTCCTGTTTGATCCTATCGATGTCGATCACCCCGAACAGTCATTCTACACAAACGACACCGTTTCACATAATTGTTCTTTCCAGGGCAGTGCGAATACACTCATCCCAGGGCACAAGCTCGCATCCATGACGTTTATGACGCCAGTGGATACTCGGGGAGACCTCAAAATCTATGCGCAACCAATTCGCGCAGACGAAAAAGGGAACCCCTCGCATATCTATGTGGCCATGGTCGATGTGTCGCAGGGGCAAGAGCAAGATTATAGTGTGATAAATATCTTTGATGTGTCGATATCGCCGTTTCGACAAGTCGCGGTATATCGACGGAACAATATCACTCCACAACTGTTTGCGCCGATCGTGCGAGATATCGCGGCGTATTATTGTAACGCATATACGCTGATAGAAATCAACGACGTTGGCATTCTTGTCGCGGATACGTTACACGCGGAACTAGAGTACGAGCATATCCTCTTCGTACGTATGCATCCCAAGCGCGGGCAGATGTTGGCCGGCGGGTTTCATGTGAAGTCGCGGATGGGATTGCGGCAGACACAAGCCACAAAGCGTATTGGCTGTGCTGCGCTCCGAGCGATGATTGAGAAGGACCAGCTTCTCATTTATGATTACGAGACATTACGAGAGCTAACGACGTTCGTTGCGCATGGGCATAACTACAAAGCAGAACAGGGTGCCCATGACGATTGTGTAATGACGCTGGTGTTGTTGGGATGGTTGACCGCGCAAAGGGGATTTGAGAACTATGTGGGCTTGTCCATGCGGAAGCTGCTCATCAATCAATACGAACCCGTCACGCTCGACGAACCGTTTGTAGGATATCTGAGCGACGAACCCACGGTCTCATGGACCGAAGACGGCGATCGTTGGTCTTTATCGGATGAGGATATCGCAAACGACTTCTGGAGATGACGAACGCCGCGGAAGTCTAAATACACACATATCCGCTGTCATACACTGATAGCACAGTTTTTCACGGTATTCCTTTTACCGAATCCCGTTACGAAGGAGATATAGGGTTATGGCATTTCAAGTTTCGCCCGGCATTAATGTTACGGAACGGGATCTAACAGCAGGCATCGAAAATGTCTCCCTGTCAGCAGGCGCGGTCGTTGGTCCTTTTGTGTGGGGTCCGTGTCTACAGATACAGAACGTCAACACTGAAGTCGATCTGAAGGGCCAGTTTGGTGAGCCGGACACTAATACCTTCCAGTATTGGTTCTCTGCCGCAGGATTTTTGGCGTATTCCAATACACTCAAAGTTGTTCGAGCGATCAGCGGTGATGCGCTGAATTCGACGGGCGAGGGCTTCACGCTCACCGGCACAGTGGCAAATACCTCAACGACAAACCTTCTGGGCAGTAGCACAGTGTTTCAGACACAGTTGAAGGTCGGGCAAGAAATTACCTTCAGTGGGGGCGAAAAAGCCACTGTTTCCGTAATCACCAGCAACACCGTTCTAACCCTCGCCGCTGCGTTGACTAATGCCGTTTCTGGTTCAAATACCTTCACTTCGACTGGTATTCTTATCAAGAACGATGCCCACCAGGATAACACCTACGGTTCTGGTGCAACAGGGTACGGAGCCGTTGCGGCTAAGTGGCCAGGTGAACTGGGAAATTCGATCAAATTCAGTATCTGCCCATCCGCAGAAGCCTTCCAGGCAAATGCGACCGGTAGTCTTATCACGACCGCAGGTAGTGCGACGGTCACCGGCACCTCAACCAAATTCCAGACAGAATTGATTATTGGTGACTACATCACCATCGATAGTGCGCGGTATCAGGTAAGTGCGGTAGCAACCAACACGTCGATGACCGTGTCGAAATCTGTAGTTGTCGCAAATACGTGGACGACTACCAACTGGCAGCGTCAGTGGGAATATTGGAACCTCTTCGATAGCGCACCGGGAACGAGCGCGTACGGAACTGATCATGGAGCTACCACCGACGAAATGCATATGATAGTCACGGACGAAGATGGGCTGTTTGAGGGCTTAGTTGACAATCCGACAGAAAAGTATGCCTATGTCTCGAAAGCCTCGGACGGTAAGTCTCCGAACGGCGATAACAACTACTATAAAAATAAGTTGAATCGCAACTCGCAGTATGTGTGGTGGTTGAGCCACGTAGGCACCACGACAAACTGGGGTTCGGCGACGCTGGGCTTGACCTTTGGTAGTAAGTCGCTGCCGTATACGAAGTCACTGGTAGGTGGCAACGATGACAACGAGAACATCTCCGTTGGGGAAATTGAAACAGGATGGGACCTCTTCAAAGATCCTGATTCGTCAGATGTTTCACTGTTGATCAGCGGTCCTGCGACACCGGCGACGTTGGGCACCTATATCATCGATAACATCGCAGCAGTTCGCAAGGATGCGGTTGCGTTCGTGTCGCCACTGAAAGCCAGTGTCGTGGACAACGTCGGGAGCGAGAAGTCTGCCTGCTCGACTGACAGAGACACTCTTCCGTCGAGCAGCTACGCCTTTATGGATAGCGGCTGGAAATATCTGTATGATAAGTACAACGACGTATATCGCTGGGTGCCACTCAATGGTGATATTGCGGGATTGTCCGCGAGAACCGACCAGACGAATGACCCGTGGTATTCGCCCGCTGGTTTCACCCGCGGCAATATCAAGAATGTAGTAAAACTCGCGTGGACGCCGACGCAAGGCGACCGGGATGACCTCTATAAGCTCGGCATCAACCCGGTCGTGAGCTTCCCCGGACAGGGTGTGTTGCTGTATGGCGACAAGACGCTGTTGAATCGGCCAAGTGCGTTTGACCGCATCAATGTGCGCCGTTTGTTCATCGTGCTGGAGAAGGCAATCTCGCGATATGCGAAATCAAATCTATTTGAGTTCAATGACGAGTTCACTCGGTCGTCATTTAAAAATGTGGTCGAACCATATCTGCGGGATATCCAAGCACGACGTGGTATTACAGACTTCTTGGTTGTTTGTGATGCGACTAACAACACGTCAGAGGTTATCGACAGGAATGAGTTTGCCGGCGATATCTATGTGAAGCCAGCCCGTTCGATTAATTACATTCAGTTGAACTTTGTCGCCGTGCGAACCGGTGTATCGTTCCAAGAAGTAGTCGGTGCAGTTTAACGCGCCCAAGCAGACCCGCGTTTAGTAGTCAAAAGGAGTTATACAGATGGCTAGTTTCTCTCTCAATGATTTTCGGTCTAGGATGCAGGATGGCGGCGCTCGGCCAAACCTGTTTGAAATGGAAATCAACTTTCCTGGCGGGGACGGCGGCGCGACGTATGACAGTCGTTACTTGTGTAAGGTTTCGGAGATTCCGGGGTCGATTGTTGGTGTTATCGAAGTGCCCTTCATGGGAAGAAAACTCAAGATTGCCGGTGACCGTACCTTCGCGACACTGTCCGTCACCATGATCAATGACGAAGGCTTTCATGTTCGTGGAAGAATGGAACAGTGGATGGACACCATCGCACACCACGAAACCGCAAGAGGCGCGACGTCGCTGAATTCGTATCAACAACAGTTAATGTTGACACAGTTGGCTCGATCCGGCTCCGGCTCACGCGGCGCATCCCCGATACGGTATTCGTTCGTCGACGCATTCCCCACGGCACTTAGCACAATTGCGGTGGATTGGAGTACGACGGACACTATCGAAGAATATACAGTAGAATTCCAGTATCAATACTGGACGTCCACTGCGGTCGCGCCGGGCGCGGGGTGGGGTGTAAGCGCCAGTATCGGTGCTGTGTTTGGCTAAACCATTCATATTAATGTTTCGAGGAGGGCGCCTTAACGGGCCCCCCAGAAAGTGAGCTTGTCGTATGTCATTCACATTCCAACCCGAGGATATATAATTGCCCCGCTTATTTGGGTTTGAGTTTGATTTCAATAGGCGGTCATCAGCGCCGATTGCCGTCAAGAACGAGCCGACATCCAACACCGTCAGTTTCGTACCGCCTGACAATCAGGACGGCGCGCTTAACGTACAGTTTGGCGCGGCTGGTGGGCATTTTGGCTACTACCTCGACCTCGACGGCGGCATCGTCGACGACTTCCAACTTATCAATCGCTATCGCGAGATGCAAATCGTCGCGGAAGTTGATGAAGCGATTGACCAAATCATCAACGAACTCGTCGTACAAGATGCGGACCGGCTGCCCGTCTCTCTCAATCTCGACTTTGCCAATCTCACACCAGAACTAAAAGCTCGTGTTCAAGCGGAGTTCATCGGTCTTCTCAAGATGTTGAACTTCCATCGGGATGCGTATAGTATTGTGCGTCAATGGTATATTGATGGGCGACTCTATCTGCATTTGGTGGTGGATGAGAGCAGCACCAAGTCTGGTATTCAGGAACTACGTATTGTCGACCCGCGTACAATCCGTAAGGTGCGTGAAGTCCAGCGTAAGCGTCATCCCGAGACGGAGTCTGATATCATCGAAGTGGAACGCGAATACTTCGTCTACAATCCGATGGGCTTTGTCTCACCGAGTGGTAGTGGTGCGTCACAGTCGCCCAACGGTGCGCTGATGAACTACAACGGCGTGCGTATCGCAGCAGACTCTGTTGCGTTCTGCCCATCAGGGCTCTACGACGCAAACAAACGCACTGTGCTATCATGGCTACACAAAGCCATCAAGCCACTGAATCTCCTGCGAATGGTGGAAGATTCCTCTGTCATCTATCGCGTTTCCCGCGCACCAGAGCGGCGGGTGTTCTACATCGATGTCGGCAATCTCCCGAAAGCCAAAGCCGAGCAGTATCTCTACGACATCATGCAGAAGCACCGGAACAAGCTCGTGTATGATACCCAAACTGGCGAGATACGCGACGACCGCAAGTTCATGAGTATGCTTGAAGACTTCTGGCTGCCACGCCGTGAGGGTGGCAAGGGTACGGAAGTCCAGTCGTTGCCTGGTGGCCAGAATCTTGGGCAGATGGAAGATGTCGATTACTTCCGGCGTAAACTGTATCGTGCCTTGAGTCTGCCACCGTCGCGTATCGACCAGGGGCAGGGTTTCAATCTCGGGCGTGCGTCGGAGATTACACGCGACGAACTGCGATTCAACAAGTATATTCACCGACTACAAGTACAGTTTGATTACCTGTTTGACCAGTTGTTGGAACGTCAGCTTCGTCTCAAGAATGTCATGACGGAGGCTGAGTGGCATGATATTAAGGACAGCCTTCGTTATACCTGGCAACAGGATTCATACTTCGAAGAACTGAAAATGAACGAAATCCTGACAACGCGCATGAATTTAGCATCACAAGCCGATGCGTTTGTCGGTCGATATTATTCAGAAGCATTTGTCAAGAGAGACATTCTCAAGCTAACGAATGATGATGTTGTGCAAATTGCGCATGACAATCGTGTGCGACCACCCACGCCTGCCGGGCGTCCAGGTGAAGACGACACGTTTGATCACGAAGCCGACGAGGCCTTGCGCATAAACAATTCTCCGGCAGGAAAGACAGATACGAATTTTTCTCCTGCGGATGATGACACAGATGCCTCATCTCCAAAGAAGACTGCCGACAACTAAATAGGAATACGCTATGGCTATCACATCAGGGACCGCTAATGTTCATGTCCTTACGGAGAGCGCACAACACGCGACTGTGCGGTGTTTGTATTATACATCTGACGGCACAGACGAATCGGATGTGCTGAAGGTAAACACTGCAACACTGTCACACAAAACGGTGGCGCTCACAGTAGCTACAAAACTTGGTGTCTTCCAGTCTGGTGACACCGTGACAGGCCAAACGAGCGGAAAGACCGCACAGATTGTTGAATGGCGAAGGGACGCGAGTACGCTCGTCGTAACGAATGCGTCGGGCGCGTTCACCAATGGCGAGGATCTGAAAACCACAGTCACGAACAGCACCGCTGCGTTAGCCTCATCGGCCGCGTCACTGGATTTGGTTCGTGAGTTAGCCATTCGCAGCATCTGGTATTCCATCGACCCCGATATGACGGTCGAACTGGGATTCAAGGGCGCACCCGGCGAAAACGCAATCGCTCCTGCGGTGCTTCTCTCCGGTTCTGGTTACTTCGGTAAGAATGCGCTTGCGGGGCAGATTATCTCCAATGCGCCCGGTATCGGTACCAACGCGGACGGCAGTTTTTACATTAGCACTTATACGACTGCGAGTGCGAAAGCCGCATACACCGTCATCGTTGACTTGGTGAAACTGCGCGGGTATGCATCGAGCGGCATATAAAGGACATCTCATGAATTCATTTACACATCTCGTACAGAACGTCAAGGATGCTAACTGGCAAGGCGCCGGGCAGGTCTTTAAGGAGATCATGCAACAGAAGGTGGCGGACCGTATCGAGACTGAACGTCAGACCATTTTCAAGGAAGACGCCGGCGAGGCGTATAAAAAGCACTTCGACTCGATGTTGAAGAAATGGAATGTCTCGTCGCCCAAAGATATTCCTGACGACAAGAAGAGCGAATTTTTCAAAGCAGTCGATGCGGGATATGAAGCAAAAGACGAGTAACCTATGAAACTCATCGCCGAAGTTTACGATCACATCAAACCGTTGGTGGAAGCCACGAAGGATGGGCAGAAAGCCTATACCATCGAGGGTGTGTTCCTCCAAGCGGAAGTGAAGAATCGTAACGGGCGCACGTATCCGATGGCGGTGTTGCAGCGCGAGGTCGCCCGATATAACGAGGAATACGTTACACAGAACCGCGCGTTGGGCGAACTGGGTCATCCCGAATCGCCACACATCAATCTTGAACGTGTTAGTCACATGATTACGAAACTGGAAGCGACCGGTTCAGATTTCATGGGCCGTGCGAAGATCATGGATACGCCGTATGGTAAGATTGTGAAGTCCTTCATCGACGAGGGCGTCAAGTTTGGCGTGTCGTCTCGTGGTGTTGGTTCGTTGGAAAACTCTAGTGGGGGAGATGTCGTCGCGGACGATTTTTTCCTTGCGACAGCCGCGGACATTGTTGCTGATCCGAGTGCGCCAGAGGCGTTCGTTCGTGGTCTGCGAGAGCAGCACGAATGGGTTTGGGACAACGGAACGCTGTCGACTGCACAAGTCCAGAATCTCCATACAACCGTCACCAAGGCACCCGTGAAAACTCGATCACAAGCACGGGCGTTGGAAACACGCATCTTTGAATCATTCATGCGTGAGTTGAAGAGAGGCACGCGAGTTTCGTAGAGAATAGCATAACGCTAAATATATCCATCGGATGCCGGCGTCTGTAAGTCGGCACAATTTTTGAGGATAATACCAATGGCAGAATCTCTTGTTAATCCAGCGTCCGCTGCGCAACTGAGCCCGCGCAATTCGGAACCCACCCATCTCAATACAGGTTCGCATGACGAACTCGGTGACGCGACCGACAGCAAGCTCAATTACGCCGGCAATCTGAAAACCGATTCGTCCATTCCGCGGTCTGTTGCCGCAGAGCCCACGCATCTCAAGACTGAAGACGAAGAGGATCTTGAGAAAGTGGAGGACGATGAAGACCCAGAGACGGTGACCGAAGCCGACGACGTCGAGATTGAGTTTGGCGATGAGAAGAAAGACGAGAACGTTGATGACCTTGATAAGGCCATCGATGAACTTGCTAGTCTGCCCGTCACGGAAATTTACGTCACCGAAGACGACGACGACGACGAAGATAAGAAAGTCGACGAAAACGACGACGACGACAACGATGACAAAAAAGTCAACGAAGCCGACGACGACGACGATGACGAGAAAGAAGTCAACGAAGCCGAAGACGACGAAGAGGAAGAGGAAGTCAACGAGGACGATGACGAGAAACCTGACTTCCTGAAGAAGAAAATCGACGAAACCGTTAACGGCGGCCGGAAGGACAAAGAAATCGACGATGGAGGTCTCGAAGTCGACGAAAACGACGATGACGAGAAGGAAGTTGACGAAGACTGCGGCGACGCAGTTGACGAGGACGATGACGAAGAGGATCTGAAGGAGTCGCTAAAGATTTCCATTAAGATGCCAAAAGCGTCGCTCTTCGAGTCTGCCGGATTCAACGTCAAGCAACAGAAGAAGGTTGCGTCCATCTTTGAATCGGCTATCAAGAGTACCACACGACAGGTC